AAGAAAATGTGGGAAGAACAAATGGAAACTTTAGAACAAGATATGTTACCTTTTGGTCTTATAGATGATGGTAGGGAAGCTGAAACAATTATTGATGATTCAGGTCAAACTTGGGAAGTAGAAGAAACTGCAAGAAGATTATATTATTAATAAATATTTAAAAACTTAGTAGAAAGATATTATGCCCGATTTAATAATTAGACCGGAAGCAGGATCAACGAATAGATTGATCCTACAGGATCAAGCAGGTAATGCTGTACTGACTACTGCTGATTCTGGTGCTGATCTTGCAAAGAGCTCATTTCCTTCAGGTGCTGTTGTACAGACTGTTCATGCTAGTTTTGATGGAACTACAACTTCTGATTCATCATCGGGAAGTAGTTATGATGGTACTCATTTGACTAAAGATATTCAAATTACAGCAGGAAATTCAATTAAATGGACATTCCAGTTTGGAATGAGAGTTTGGGCAGGAATTTCTGCTCCAGACTATATGTTTGTAGGGCTTTATGTTTATCATAAAGTCGATGGAGGATCTTATTCTAATGCTTATAGTAAATATATAGCTGATTGGTATCGAGATGGTGATGGAACTCTTGATTATCAGTATAATAAAGATAATGCATACCAATTGACAGGAATACACACACCTTCTTCTGGTACACACCATCACTATAAATTGTATTACCAATTTTCTGTTGGTGGTACATTAACAATAGGTGTTGATACAAACCAAAACCAACAATTTGTAATTTTAGAAGAGATACAAGCATGAGATCAAAATACCCTTGGTATATAGATGATGATTTTAATATTGTTACAGAATTAATTGGTGGTTGTAAAAAAATTGGTGACGAATGGATTCTACCAGAAGGTAAAACATTACCAAGCCAAGCTGAGATTGATGCCAAGCGACAAGAATTACGAGATGATTATGACTCAAAATCGTATCAAAGAGCCAGACAAAAAAATTATCCTGCCATTGGTGACCAGTTAGATGCGTTATACCATGCGGGAGTATTTCCAGCAGATATGGCAGCAAAATTAAAAAAAGTAAAAGATGATAACCCTAAAGGATAATTAATGGCCGATTTAATAATTCAACCTAATGCGGGTGCATCAAACAAGTTGATCATAAAGGATCAAGCAGGTAATCCTGTTTTAACAACTAGTGCTTCTGGTGCAGTTTACCACGGTATAGGTGGTTCTGATTGGATAGAAGTTAGAACAGATAACTATCAATTAGAAGTTAATAAAAATTATATGATCGATAGTGGTTCATTGAGTGGAATACCAATGAATTTAATTATGCCAAGTTCAGCAGTTATGGGTGATAGAATTATACTTCTTGATGCAACGAAAACTAGTAGTACAAATTCTTGGATAATAAATCCAAATGGATTAAGTATTCAATTCCCGGGAAATGGTACTAGTAATTGGACTATAAGTTCATCAACTCCTTATCCTAAATATGAATTGATATATTTTGTATCTACCAGAAGTTCAAGTTTTACTGAATGGTTAGTTACAAACATTGGATAAATTAATTGGCAAAGGGATCTATATTTTCAAAATCAACTTCAGTAGGTGGATTATTAATTTCGTTTATTAACTCTTCAATTTTATCAATCAAATCAGGTCTTTCTTTCTTTAATCTTACTAAGAAATTAATTGAACCTGTTTCTAATTGAGCAGGATTAACAGAAATTCTTTTACTTAATCTTCTTTTGTCTGATAATTCAAGGTGTTCGGGATTTACACAAGAAGGATTAAAACATGTTTGAGTGACAACTTCATGATCTGCAACATTACCATTATGCATCATAAAAGAATATCTACTGGCAGGTATAGTTTTTCCAAGAACAGAAAACATACCATGACCTGTTTTATTTTTTGAAGCAAGCCAAATATGACATGTAGTATGTGATTCTGATTGATCTACCTTTTTAAGAAATCGATCTTTTATTTTTTTGCTGTCTATTAATTTGTCTAAAGGCATGTGAACTTTCTGTATATTTATGATAACACTTAATATTTATGATTTTAGAGAACTGTAAAATAATAAATAGATTCAATATGGCTAAACCCATAATTAATATTGAACCAATATCTAGGAGATAAAAGATGCCTTTTACAGTTAGTCCGGGCGTTGTAACCAAAGAAATCGATTTAACTACTGTCGTACCTGAAGTTTCTATGACTGAGGGAGGATATGCGGGACCTTTTAGGTGGGGACCTGCTTATGAAAGAACAGTAGTCTCTAATGAAACAGAATTAGCAGGTATCTTTGGTAAACCAGACGCAGCGACATATAAATCATTTTTTACTGCTGCAAGTTATCTCGCATATTCGGCGAATCTTAAAGTAGTTCGTACACCTAATACATCCGATTGTAAGAATGCAACAATGGATGCCTCAAATACAGTTTATATTGCAAATGATGAAGTATATGAAAATACATATGACCCACAAATGGGTGGTTCACAGAGTGATGATTATGGCCCATTTGTTGCAAAATACCCTGGCGCATTAGGAAACAGTTTAAAGGTTTCTATGTGTGGAGCTTCTAAAGCAAATACAAATTCAGATGGAACACTTAATAGTAATACAGATATTGCACTTACAGGAACATCAGCTTGGACACAATCTGGTGGAGCTCTTGCCGGATCGGGATCAGCATATTTAACAGAATTAAGTGTAGGAGATGTTATTGTACTTGGTGGTCAAACATTAGTAATACTTACAATTACAAATGATACCACAGCAACAGCTGGTAGTGCATATGGATCAGATATCGGATCAGCTGCAGCTGTTCGTAAAAAGAGATCGGCTTTTTCAGAACCATCTTCTCAAATGATAGGAACTGCAGCCGTATCTGCAAATGGTACTGTTATAACAGGAACAAACACTCAATTTAATACACAATTAAATGTGGGTGATATTATAACAATAAGTTCCACTACAGATGAAAGAAAAATTACTGCAGTTACTAATGCTACTTCAGCAACAGTTTCAGAACCTTTTGTAACTGCAGCTGCAGGAAGCGCATGGTCAAGAAAATGGGAATATGCAGATTCATTTGATGATGAACCTACCACTACATCACATGTAGCAAAAAATGGAGGTTCATTTGATGAAATTCATATAGTTGTTGAAGACGAAGATGGAGAATTTTCTGGAGCAGCAGGAACTGTAGTTGAAACATTTTCTGGAGCATCAGTTTGTTCTTCTTCTAAATCAGAAGATGGCCAAAGTAATTATTACAAAGATATAGTTAATCGAGGATCTGCATTTGTTCGTTGGATGGATCATGATTCAGCTGGCGATGCAGATACGAATTATGGTACTTCTGCATGGGGTGGAGCTTCAACAGCATCATTTAATGCAAAAGGAATTATTGTTACTGCAAGTTTGACTGGAGGTAGTGATGGTTCAGCTTCAACTGAAGGAAATGTCCAAACTGGATTGGATGAATTCAAAAATACAGAAGAAGTTGATTGTACACTCTTAATGACTGGAGATGCATCTGCTGCCACACAAATTTATGCAATTAATAACATTGCAGAATATCGTAAAGATTGTGTAGCATTTGTTTCACCATTACAAGCACATGTTGTTAATAATGCAGGACAGGAACTTAATGATGTAAGAGCTCATAGAGATGCTATGCCTAGTTCTTCTTATGCCGTTATGGATTCTGGATGGAAGTATATGTACGATAAGTACAATGATGTTTATCGATATGTTCCATTAAATGGTGATATTGCGGGATGTTGTGCATTTACAGATGACACCCGTGATCCTTTTTGGTCACCAGCTGGAGCAGTAAGAGGTAATATTAGAAATGCTATTAAGTTACCTTTTAATCCAAATAAAACACAAAGAGATGGTCTCTATAAAAAGGGGGTTAATCCTGTAGTTGGAATGCCGGGTCAAGGAATTTTACTATTTGGAGATAAAACTCTGTTAGCAAAACCTTCTGCGTTTGATAGAATCAACGTAAGACGATTGTTTATTCTTTTAGAAAAATCAATTGCTAATATGGCTAAATCTTTCTTGTTCGAATTCAACGATGCCTTTACACGTTCAAGATTTGTTGGTACAGTAGAACCATTCTTGCGAAATATTAAAGCAAGACAAGGTGTTCAAGATTTTGCTGTTATTTGTGACGAATCTAACAATACAGGCGATGTCATAGATCGTAATGAATTCAGAGGAGATATTTACGTAAAACCATCACGTTCAATTAACTTTATTCAGTTACAATTCGTAGCAGTACGTTCTGGAGTTGAATTTAGTGAAATTACTGGTGGATAAGTAATATAAATAATAATATAAAGATGAGAGAAGACGATAACTTGCGAAGGCAGTACTTGTAAAAAAGACTCTCTCATCTTTTATTTTTAAATCGTTATCGGCGCGAAAGCGTTTAAAGGAGTAAAATGGCAGGACAAGATTTTTCAGTTTCTTCCTTTTTGGGAGGATTCAAACAGGGCGGAGCATTACAATCATTATTTCAAGCGAGTATAACTGCTTTCCCATCAGGATTGAACTTAGACCCATCGGCAACAAGATTTATGATTAAAACTTCAAGTTTCCCAGAATCAACAATAACAGCAAATGAAATTGCTTATATGGGTCGTACTATAAATATTCCCGGAAATAGAGAATCACAGCAATGGACTACAGAACTTTATAATGATGAAGATCATAAAATTCGTGGTGAATTATTAAAATGGATGAATAACATAAATCAACATTCTCAAAATACAAGAAAAGCGGGTTGGATTAGTTTAGAATCTTATACAGGAACTCTTTACGTAGAGCAACATACTAAAGAAGCTAAAAAACCAACAAACACCGCGCATTTCTATAATGCTTGGCCTTCATCGGTTGGTGAAATTTCTCTTGATTGGGAAACTAATGAATTACAGACTTATGAAGTAACATGGGAATTTTCTCACTGGACTCAAACGGGAATAGCAGGAAATATAGGAGTAGACACAGGCGGGGCTACACCGTAAGCTAATTTAAAAATAACATAGGAAAAAATGTATGGCTATTGAATTATTTGGATTTTCTATAGGAAGAATTGATAAGGATGAGAAAAAGAAAAAATCTTTTTCTCTTCCAGAACCGGAAGATGGTGCACTTGAAATCGGCCCCACAGGAAGTGCATACGGAACGTATGTTGATCTTGAGGGTTTTGCAAAGAATGAATTAGAGCTGATCAAAAAATATAGGGAAATGGCAGCATATCCCGAATGTGATCAAGCAATAGATGATATTATTAATGAGGCGGTTGTTGTTAATAGAGAAGAATCTCCTATTAGTATAAGTCTAGAGAAATCAAATTTATCAGAAGATATTAAAGAAAAAATACATATTGAATTCAAGGAAATAGTTCGTTTACTTGATTTTCGTAAAATCGGATATGAACTACTTAAGAAGTGGTACGTTGATGGTAGAATGTATTTTCAAATTATTATTGATGCTAAGAACCCTAAACGTGGTATCTTAGAGTTACGCCCAATAGACCCACTAAAGATAAAAAAGGTTAGACAACCTAAAATAAAACAAGGTTCTAAGGGTCCTGAACTTGATACTTCAGCATTTCAAGAATATTATCTATTTAATGAGCAAGGAATTACACATCAAGCCGGTGGACAAACAATTCAAATTTCTGCCGATACTGTTTCTTATGTTCATTCTGGAGTATTAGATCCCGAAAAGAAATTAGTATTAGGCCATTTACATAAAGCAATTAAACCACTCAATCAGTTACGAATGATCGAAGATGCGGTTGTCATCTATCGTATCTCACGTGCACCAGAAAGAAGAATATTCTACATTGATGTAGGTAACCTACCAAAAGTCAA